TTTAATGTTTCAAAATTAATCTTCTTCATCATACATAACCTTTTCTAAATTACTATTGTCTACTATGTTTACTGTTACACTTGGTGTTTCTGTTAAATCTGCTTCTATTTCGTTATTAGCTTCCATTAATGTTTTATAGTTAGTAGCGTTTCCTTGTACTGCTCCATACCACAGACCTATAGTAGCCATTTGCGTTGTATCAAGATTAGATATGTCTATACCACTATTTTTAAATAAGTCGTATATATTTCCCTCTTTTAATTTAATATCACTATTAGCTAGCCATTCTACCGCAGCCTTAAAAGTTTTCTTTTGTCTTTTAACTTCTGTAGACCTTTTATTACCTTTTTTTCCTAGTTCACTTCTTTCTCTTGGTGTTCTCTGGCTCATAGGTATAAGATTTTGTTCGTTTGCCATTATCTCACCCCTTATATGTTAAAAACCTAGATTTCCATAGCTTCTAGGATTTTTTTGTTTATTTCATCGTATAGTTTAATAGCTTCTTCTTTATTAGTAAATGATTTTTTAATATTTAATCCATTAGTTACGTTCCATATTTGATACACTTTTATTTCGCTATCAACTAATGTAGTATCATCTTTTTTATCATGTGTTATAGTGCTTTTTACTACTGGTCTTTTTGTCATTTTAGAATCGTATTCTAATCTATCTATAGCACGTTCAAATAATAACTTATCTAGTTCATTTTTACTTGCTTCTGTGTATTCTATTCTAGCTAGTAAATGAGGCATAGGTATCATGTATTTAACGCCTGTTTCTTCGTTTATATACTCAGCTAAGTCTTTATTTATAATATGTACTTTATCCATGTATTCTTTTATGTTTTCATTGTTCATAATAAACCTCCAATATTTTTTAAATTAGATTTTAATCGTCTGTCTAATTCGTCATTAGATAAATAAATATCAGGAATAGTGTTTACTTTTTTTAACTCTCTCCAATATTTACGTTCATCTTTATCTTTTATTTTTCCTATGTCTATTGTTCTTGATTTAATAATTTTATAAAGTGGCTCTGATTCAGGTATACTTGCTAGTTTCATTGAAAACTCTTCAAAACCTAGTTTCATAAAGTCATCATATTTAATATTTTCATATCTTGCACAATAGAACGCATACATTTGCTCTAAATCACTCTCATACGCATAGCATATTACTGTTTTATTAGAGCTTTTCGATTGTTTTCCCTCCACTGGGTGTTTTTCCAATCAACGCCTGCATTAGTTCCATAGAAAATTTTTCAACTTCTTTTTCTTCTTGTAAACCTATGTCTTGTAATAATGTCATTAAGTCCATACCAAACTGTTTTTCTATTATTTCATTGAATACTGTTGCTGTTTCGTCATCTATATAAGCTTTTTCTAGCTCTGCTTTATTAGAGTTGTCATAATATGTTTTACCATTTTCTTTTTTTTCAATAGTAAATTCTTTTAATGATACACCTTGTTTAGCTAAATCGGTTACCATTTTTATTCTTGCTCTTTTAGATATACTTTGCATTTCTTTCATAATGCTTAAATCAGTATGGAACTTAAGTTCCTTGTCTTTGTATTTCAAAGAGTAGTCATCTGTTCCGTTTTTAATTATTTCGTACATTATTTACCTCCTTATAAACGCTGTTCCGACAACATGAAGCTCTAATTGTTGTCAGAACACCACCTGTAAAGTGGTGTCCACTATTTACTTAGTGCTTTTCCTAAAATGAAAGATAACGGTTTCAATTTTGAAATTATCTTTCTAAGTGCCTTATAAATGCTTTTTTTAGAAAGTAGGGGAAGTTCACTTCCTTCCCTTGTAAGCATTTTATAAGCACTGTACTAATGATAAATCTTGCAATTTCTATAATAGTTAGCCTGATAGAAATATAGTGTCACAATGACGAACCTAACCTATTTGCTCATTACCATCAGTACACCACCTACAAAGTGGTGTTTTTCTAAAGAATAAAAAGGGGCTTGGTATTAGCTTATCTCCAATACCAAACCCATTATCTCGCTTTAGTGGGAACTAAGGGGGAACTTTTATCAACTTTTTTACAAATTTTATTTATTTGTCGTTTCCCTATTCCATATTTAATTTCTAAATCTATATTTGTAAGTCCAAAGTACTTTTTATCCATGTATATTTTCAAGTTCCTGTCTTCAGTTTTTGAATAAATATCTCTTATTACTTCTCCGACTTCATCTAGTGAATTTATTATATCCGATATTAATTTTATAGCCTCTTCTTTAGTCATTTTACACCCCTATTGTTTTTTTAACTTATTTATCCTCCATTTTCTGTTGTTCCAAAACTTTTGCTTATTTTTCTGTGGTTTTTCTATTTCTATATTTTTATCTAGTATTACAATATAAAATTTATTTTCTTTAATTAGTTTCATTTTTCACAGTCTTTCTGTAGTTTTTCATAGTTATTAGTTATCTCTTCATAATCTCTTCTGCATATATCTCTATCACTTTTATATCCGTTCGCTGTTGCTCTCAGATCGTTGCATAGTTCAAATAGTATAATTCCTATTACTGCTGATATAAATAACATTGTTCCTAGCATTGTTATTATATATTTATCTTTCATCTAACTTCTCCTCTATTTTATCTTTTAAAATATGATTGTTTAAATGCTGTTTATCCTCAAATTCTGTTAAATTAATAGAACTTCCAACATTATTTAATGATTTTATTTTTTTCTAATTTATCATTACCCTTTAAAGGCTTATTTTCTAATGCTTTCGTCCAACCACTTGTGAAGCATTTTTGTATTTCTCCACAAGCATATCCTAACGCTTCAATACTTTCCTTTGTTATTGGTTTTGCTTCTTCGTCTGTTTTATCATTATCTTCTATTATTTTTACTGTTTCATTTAAACATGTAGTAATATTAGCATATTCATCTAAAATAATTGTTCCGTTTCTATAAAATTCACCATCATGTTTCCACACCATATTATCCCATTTAAAAACAGGGTATTCTCCATTTGCATTTTTATTTAATAAATCTATTATTTTAATCGTCATCTCTACCACCTACCTTTACCATAGCCATTATTATAAATCCTATAAATAATCCTAATATAAAATTAACCATCTAAATCTTCCATTCTATAAAGCTTTACCCATATTTTATTTTTCTTATCTCTTTTTTTCTTTACTTCTCCAGTTTTCATTCTACTAATAGCAGAATATAAAGTGTTTAGTGAGGTATTAAAATATTTTGCACATTCTTTGTAGTTTTCAAATACAGTTAGTATATTGTCATTCAAATCATACATTGCTATCATCTAATCAACCTCTTTACTAATGTTTTCCCTTTTTCATATTCAAAACTCACACTACTTACGCATCTAGGTTCTTGTTCCCATTCCATAGCGTCTATATCTGCATATTCATATTCGTCACGGTCTAGCCTGTCCCTTTCAATATTTGCTTCCTCAAATGTTTCATACTTTCCTATTAATAAATTTCCATGATAATATTTAAAAGCATATAACCAATATTGCATTAGTTGTCCTCCTTACAGATTATTATGTCATAATTTTTATATGTTTTTATTTCAACATCTGAATTTTCCTGTATTAAATCAATACTATATTCATCTATAATCATTTTATCTATTTGAAAATCTGAATTTACCCATAGTTCCATTTCTTCTAATTCTTTGTCTGTATAAGTATTTAATATGTGTTTTAATTTTGTTAACATTATTTATTCTCCTCTAATTCTTTCATTTTGTTTAAAATATTTTTATCTTCTGTTGCAAAATTTTTTGTCATTACATCTTCACAATCTTTCCATTCTAAATATTCCTGTTCTAGCCACTTCTTTAACTCTTCCCAATTATTTTTATATTGGTCCAGTTTATCTGTTTGATAATCTAATATTTTAATTAATTCCGTTTCGTTTTTCCTTATTTCTTCTATTGTTCTATTGTCCATTTATTCATCACCAACTTGAAGAATATTATATAAATCAATTCTTTTATCACCTAAACTAACTATTCTATTTATATCTCGTGTATTTTTTTCATACCACCACTCTTTTATATATTCAACGGCTTTTTCGTTTCTTTGTTTATAATCTTCTAATTTATTTATTTTTTCCTTTAACCTTTCTTTTTCTTCCAAATAACCGTTTATTTCATATAATAAGTTTTCGTTTTCTTTTTGTAGGTTTGTTATATAATTTAATAAATCATTTGCTTCATTCCATAATAAATCAATATCATCATCACTTGCTATTGCTTCTAATTTTTCCTTGGTTTCTTCACTCATCTTTATTCCTCCACTCTATAATAAATTACTTCCATAAAAAAACTACGTCATCATCATTTTTTAAATCCTCATTTAAAAGTTTTATTATATCGTCAATAGTTATACATTCTTTTTCTTTCATAAGTTCTAAAAGTTTTATTAATTCATATTTTTTTATTTTTTTCATTATTGTTCATCCTCTCCATAAGTCAGCCAAAATACTGCTTCTTCTAATTTTTGTGTAGCAATATCTGTTTCTCTTGTTTTGTTATCTAGTAATTTGAAATATTGTATTATCTTATCTAAACTATCGATTGTTTCGGCAATATAAGATGTTATTTCTCCTACATTCATATAATCTACCTCCTAAATAACTTAATCCCATTCAAAATCTTTACAACCTTTATGTGCAGGAAAATAATCTCTGTCATCTCTTATTGGTAAATAAACGTCATTTGGTATTTTTCTTTTATCGTTGCAATCCTTTCGACAATTTAAACACCACTCGTTATACCATTTTTCTTTTCGCTCAGAAACAGAAGTTTGATTATATTCATTCAATTCATATTCATAAAGTTTGTCTGCCATTTTCTTTTTATCTTCTTTTAAATTTTTAAGTTCTAATGATTGTTTCTTTAATTCTTGTATTTCGTCAATTAATTCATCAATTTTCATATCTTAATCCTCCTAAATAACTTAATCATCACGTTTCATATTAAAAAATATATTTGCTAGTAAAATAAATATAGTCGCCATTAATTTATTATAATCATCAGTTTTAAAGCAATTAAAATAACACATAAATGTTAGAATAAAACAGCCTATTCCTAAAAAATATTTCATATCTTAATCCTCAAAACTTTCTAATCGTCTATTTTTTCTACTAGGTCGGCTTTTATTAGGTCTTGTATATGTTCTTTTTTTGCATCTATAACATTAAATCCAATTTCTTCTTCATCAATTTCTCTACTATCAAAATCCACATATAAACTTTGTTTGCTATATTCAGGATACATCAATGGTCTTTCATAAATATTATTTGCCCAATGATAATGTCTTAATTCAAACCCAAATTTCTCTAATTCTTTCAAATCAATATCATCACGTATTTTCAACATATCTATCACCTACAATTTTATTTTTATAACCTTTTCAACCTTAACTTCATCTGTACTTGTATATTCTTCAAGTAGTTTTTTTAGTTCTTTTAAATCTTCTATTTCTGCAGATGTTTCTTTATCATCGCCTTTAATTTCTATTTTATAACTCATTATTTCAACTCCTCAATATTTATGTAACTATAATTTTCACTATCCATTACATTTTTAATTTTAATAAACACATCTATCATTGAACCAATTACTGTGAGTATTCTTTTACTACCTCCAAATAATTCATCTTGATATAGTGTAACTTTCCAATTTCTAATATCATAATTATAATTTTCCATATTTCTACCCCTTTTTCCCTTTTATTATTTTTAAAAATTCTATTTTATCGTTTTTTGTTAAGTTCCAATTATTCCTTACGTTTTTTTCAAGCTCTTCTATTGCTTCTTTGTTATTAGTAAGCATGTATTTAAAATACTGTCTTTTCAGTATTGGTATCCAAAATGTATTAAAATGTTTTTTATAATTCATAACCCCTCCATATTTTGTTTATTTGCCCCAAACTCGCCACTACAAACTCGGACAAATAAACGAGGAAGCTACTTAATGAAAAGTAAAATGTGGCTTTTTAAATTTCTTCTATATCAATCCCATATTTTTTAATAAATAATTTCTTTTTTAATTTGTACGTATCAGTACGATAGCCTTTTGTATCAATTACATGTAATCCGTCTTTATCTTCATATACGAAGTCTGCATAGTATGATATTTCACGTATTTTTTTTCCATTAAAAGTAAAGCTGGCTTGTAGGATATATTTTTTCTGTAGTTCTAAATTCCATATAAGACCAGCATTTTGCATTAATTTTAATTTTGTATAATAATTTCCCTCGCGCATTGAGTCGAAGAGTATACCGTCTATTGTTATTTTTTTATTGTGATATTTGTTCATTTATTCTCTTCCCGCAGCTTTCATATAGTTTATGTTTAAATTCAATAAAATCATTTTTATATACTCTTCTAAAACAATAATCACAGTATACAAAGTCAACTCTGTTTGATATATAAACACTATGACCACATTTACATTTATGTCTTATTTGTGCTAGTGCTTCTTGCCTTTTAATATCATGTTTAACCATTCCTTGCATAATATCAGCCCCACTTTCTGTATTTAAGCTCCTCTTTATTCCAATTAGGGTATTTCGACTTTAAATAATTTTCAAATAAAGGTAGCATTTCATTACGGTATTTTGAATTATCTAACATATGGTGATGGAATCGGCAACCAAACGCTCCGTTTTCAGGTATTCCTAATCCTAGCTTAGAACGTGGTATAAAGTGCATTATGTCATGTACTATACAATCTAACTTGTTGGGGTTAAACTCTTCCATACGGTAGTTCATTTGACAAAATATACATGTTTTATCACGTTCTATAATCTCCTGTGTTACTTCTTTACTGAACTTGAGTAATTTTGTGTAACTTGCCATTATATCCACCTCAATTTTATTTCTTCAATTTGACTTGGCGTTAGTGTTTCTATTCCTAGCTCTTTTGCCTCTGATACTACACCGTCAATAAGTCTAGCCATTTGTTTAGTGTTCATTTCGGAGCTTGGAAGATAAGCCTTGTATGATATAAACTTACGTCCGTTCTTTTCAATACAACTTTCAACTTCGTAATATTTTATAAGCCCAGTTATGTCATGTTCTTTTGGAAGTAGTACACTATAAACTTCTCCATATTCTTTAAGCATTTTTAAATGTAGTTTTTCTTTACTTTCGCCTAATACTCCAGCTATTTTGTTAAGTAACGCCCAGTAATATGAATTACTATCAAGTGTCCTCTTTTGTTTTACTTCTTTTACTTCGTATTCTTTATCATCATCACGTGTAGCTAAATAAACTATTAAATCTTTTGGCTTTCCAATCATAAATTTTCCTCTATTCTAGGAAGTTATCATCTATAGGTATTTGTTCTCCAAATTCTTGAAAAGGATCCTTTGAGTTTTGTATAGCTTCTTCTACTGTTTCAAAATCTAATATTTTGACATAAGGAACAGTAGTTTTATCTTTCAAATAAAACGTAATAAATGCGTTTTTAAGATAAATTCTAGTCTTATCGGCTAATTGTACTCCTTTTCTAAATTCACACGCTATATAGCCATTTATGTAGTTATTATTACGGTCTTTCTTTGAAAGTCCTAAGCTATAAAATACTCTACCGTTATATTCACGTTTAAATACCATTATTGGTCTATCACTACTTAAGTTCATCTTTCTTACCTCCAAAATCTTTTATAAATAAGTCCATTTCATCTATTAAACAATCAGCTTTAGGTTTATTCATGTGTTTATAGAAACATAGTACAAACGCTATTAAGAATGTTACCCACAGAAAACCCATAAAGCCACATATTGCTAAAAATATTTCCATACTTTCCCTCCTAAATCAATACAATGTCTCCGTCTTGAATACACTGAGAACATAGATACCCACATCCTCCGTTAATAGCTCCGTCTGTATCTTCTAGTTCATCTTCTTTAAACCATTCTCCACATTGGTCGCATTCTTTTAACTCTTCTATGTCATCACTCCCACATACTGGACATTCTTTGATAGTGCATTCATGAGATGTAGGGAAAAGCTGTGATACACCATACTCACTTTCAAACGTTGTTTTTCTCATTTTTGGTTCAGTAAATTCATTTTTGCAGTCATTACATAGCCACATATTTACCCCTCTTTTCCTTTTAACTTGCTTATTGCGTCTTTTAGCTGTTCTATTGTCATTTCACTATCTGTTGTTACTTTGTAATGTTTATACATGCTATTACGGTCTACTCCAGTTTTAATGAATAATTCGTTTAAATCGCCCATTAGAACCAGTTTCTCGGCTTTTTCTTCGTTAGTTAGTATATTTATACCTTTTCCCTTGTAAAACGTCTCTATGACCGTTTTTATGGTAATATCTGCTTTATCGCTTTCTAGTAACCAGTCTAAATAACTTTGTGGTATGTCTTTAATCTTTTTTCCTTTATGTTTTCCGAATGTTATTTCATAGTTTTGTGCTTCATCATAAGTCCACTCTTTTTTTACTGTTAGACTCTGTGCGTCATCATCTTCAGTAGCTAGTCCAAAAGCCATTAATAAGCTATAACGCCTAGCATACGTTAAAGCACTCCCTTGAATTTGTGCTGGGTTATTATTTCCCATTAAAGTTGCATCTACTACTCTGCTTCCTCTTAAAGGTTGTTGTTCTTTACCGTCAATTATTTTTACTGTCATGATATAATCATCACCATCAAGTCTATCTATGTACTGGTAATAACTCATATTGTTTGCTTCTAGGTATTCGTGTATTTGTGCAATATCAATATACTGATATGAATATTCTTTTCCTGTTTTTGTTTGTACTTTTGCTGTTTGATTTTTTGTTAATGTAGTTTTTTCCATTTTATTTACCCTCTTTCTTTAGATTTCCCTTTTTTATTCTCCTATTTGCAATACATTCGCTCTTTCAAGCAATGCTACATTACGTTTGTTAAGTTTATATTCCGCCACAAATTCTTTTCTTAACCAATTAATTTGTTCAGGCGTTGCCATAACAACTCGGTTTAATCCACCTATTAGCCTCAACACTTCTTTTGTATAACTTCCTAGGCTATTCAAAAGTTCTCGTTGTCTATAGCTCCCATATTCCCTAATCGCTTGTCTTATACTTTCAAATTCGTACTCAGCTTCACTCACATCATTAATCGAAATTGCTTCACATATCTCGGAAATAGTAGGTAAGAACTTTTGCGTTTTAACCAAATACGTTATAGCTTCCAAAAATTCTCCATATTCATAAGGTTTTAAAAACATGTACCACGTTGCAAGTTCTTCCTCATCAAATTTTTTTTGATAAGCCGTTCCTAGCAAAGACATACCTTTTACAAACTCTTTTTTTTCCATTTTATCTACCTCTCGTTCTGTTCATTGCGTTTTGAACATCTCTGTAAAAATCTTCGTCAAGTTTTATATCTTTTGTCGTTTTCTTTTTTGCTGGCTGGTTTAGGTAACTTTCGAACTTAGTACCGAATAGTGTTTCTGGTCTTAAGTACTGTTCGAACTCTGTACCTTTCCAATCCCAATATTTTTTATCAATAACAACTATGAAGTCGTCGAGTGTAAAGCCCTCGTTCAATCGTGCTATAATTTTGTCGCGTGTTGTTCTTGTAGTCGATTTATAATTGCTGTTAGTAATTTCGTTAAGGTGTTTTATGACTTGCTCGACTATATATATATTATTAATACTTGTATTATTAATACTTGTATTATTCTCTTTAACGTTTTCGTTAATCGTCGATTCACGTTTTCGATAATCGTCGATTAACATTTTCGTTAATCGTATTTTCCTTGAAATTACTTCGCAACCCCGTTTTTTGTATGAAATAGTAATGTAATTTTTTTGTTCTAATTTTTTTATTTTTTTGCTTATTGTCTGTTCAGTTGTTTTAAAAAGTTTTGCAAAATATTCATTACTCGCATAACAGAAACCCTCCTTTGCTGTTAAACTTGATATAATTAGTAATAATCCTAATTCCCCCTTAATTGAATTGTCTAAAGCCCATTCGTTTAAACAAATTGCATAACCATCTTTCATGTATTGTCCTCCTGTGTTTTTTTTCAATTTGCTTTCTTTTATTTTTAGCTGTATAATTAAGGTAGTTTTATTTATATAAAACTACTTGATTTTGTCCGACATTTTGTTTAGCGACTGTGTCGGCTTTTTTGTTGTCTAATGCTGTTATAAAACATGTTCCAAGTATCATGATTACAAATAATATCATTGTTTTACTTTTTAACATCTCGATCATATTTATTCTCCCCTTTCAATCTTTGCTAATTTTTTTAAGTAATTAATATTTATGTGAAAATAATTAATTACATATTCCATTGGTACTATTGCTTGTTTTGGTAATCTATAGCCATCGTTTTTTACTTGCTGTTCTATTTCTTTTCGTATATCAATAGCTTTATTTAAACCAATACCCCCAATTACTTTTATTGCTTTGTTATCAGCCCATTGACTCGTCATAGCTTGCAACTGTTCACTAGCGGTATACTTTTTCATATCTCACCTCTTTTCAATTATCGTGATTTTATTTGTCGTTTGTTTTGTTTTTGTGAACTTTATTTTCAAAAAAAATATTAGTATCTATGTAAGGAAATTTTTCTTTCATTTTTGAAATGAATTGTCGGCTAGGCACTCTATAGCCATATTCTATTTTTTCATACATTGAAGTAGACATATTTAGTTTTTCTGCCATTTCATCCATCGACAAATTAAGTTCTTCCCTTATTCTTTTTAATTGTTCCATTTGTTCACCTCCTACAATCACAATTACATTATAGTTCAATATTTGTGAACTGTCAATAGAAAAGTTAAAAATTTTTGATTTTTTTTAAAATAGTTCAATTTTTGTGATAATATATAAGCAATAAAAGGTGATACTATGTTTGGAAAAAGATTGAAAAATCTTCGTGAAAACGCAGGTTTTACTCAAGAACAATTAGGAAAAAAATTAAATGTAGTAAAAAGTAATATAAGCATGTATGAAAACGGAACTAGAATACCTAACGCTGATATATTAGAGCAACTTTCAAAAATATTTGACGTTTCTATAGACTATTTATTAGGAAAAACAGATGTAAAAAAATATGAGAGTCCTTATGATGATGAGTTAGAAAAAGTTTTATTCAGTAAAGCTAAAGAACTTAATACTGAAGAAAAGAAAGCCATATTAAACGTAATTAATGCAATAAAAAAAGATGTAGATTCAAAGGGGTGATATATTGCTTATTTCACTTTTAAAAGGCGAAATTTCGCAAGATGAATACTTAAACTATAATAATACCGTAATACTTAAAAAAGAGCTTCCTAGACGTGTTTACGGTTTTATTTTTAACTATAATGACAAATATTTTATAGTTATTAATAAATTTATTTCTTATTATAAGAAGAAAAAAACTATATTACATGAACTTGCCCATATGGAACTATCTCATTTACATAAAAACTTACTAGAATTTAAAATTGATGGTTTAGAGGATGAGGCAGATGAGTATATTAAACATTTATTAAATAGTTTGAATTAAAATCTGCTAGTATAGGGGTTTTAATATAGAGGTTAGATTGGAGGTGTATTATGAAAAAGTTTATTAAAATATTTACTTGTTTAATTATCGTTTTTAGTTTATCTGCTTGTAGTGAAGAAAGTGAATCAGCATCAAACAAAAATGAAGTTTTTAGATGGGAATGTACAGGAGATATTACTTATGAAAGTATTGAAGAAACAAAGGTATTTGAAGTAGGAAAAGACATTGACACTGGAAATTATATAATGAAATATGAATATGATGAAACTGGTAAAAGTATGCAATTTAACCGTCAATATTTTATATTTATTTCAAACTTGAAATTAGATGATATTAATGGTGAAAATGTAAACAAACTAGAAGGCAACGTTATAAATGAATATCATTTTTATCCTGAACAAAGCTCAGACACAAGCATAAGCATTTCGTTAAATGATGGTAATTATTTATACATATATCATCCTGCTATCGAAAAAGCTTTAGATGGAACCATAACAATAGAAAAAGAATAAAATGCTACCCTGATGGGTAGTTTTTAGGAGGTAGATTTATGCCAGTATACAACGAACCTGATAAAAAGAAATGGACTAAAGATAAGAGACATTGGTATTTTAGATGTACCTATGAAGATATAAATGGTAATAAGAAAAGATATAAATCTAAAATGTATTTTTCAAGGCAAGACGCAGAAGACGAAGAAAGTAATTTTTTATTAAAAGTAAAAGTACATGATAGACATGATAATATTCTTATGAAAACCCTTATAGATGAATTCTTATTCTATAAAAAACGTAGCATTAAATCTTCTACATATTATGGTTTAGAAACGTACATAAACAAACATATAAGACCTATTTTTAATGATAAAAAAATATCCCAAGTAAAAGCTAATGCTATTAACTTATGGCTTGAAGATATTGAAAACAAAAACTTTAATATAAAATATCAAAATAAACTTATTGGTCTTATGAGAGATATTATAAGATATGCTAAAGATAATTACGATATTAATTCAAAAGTACTTGCCCTACTTCAATCTGTAAAAGATGAAAGTCCTATTGAAAAAGAAAAATTAACTAACTTTTGGACTTATGAAGAATGGAAACAATTTATAAAGTATGTTGATGATGAGTATTATTATTTAGTCTTTAACTTTTTATATTTTACTGGATGTAGAATCGGTGAAGTAATGGCGTTAAATTGGCACGATCTTGATTTTAAGAATAAAACAATTTCAATAACAAAATCATTAAATGCTAAGGTAGGTAATAAATCTTATGTTATAACCTCTCCTAAAACGTCAAACTCTGTCAGAAAGGTAGAAATACCTGATAGCTTATTAAAACTCCTAAAAAAGCATTATTCTAATGAAAAACGTATATATAGTTTTAATGATGACATGTTTATTTTTGGAAATGTCAATCATTTAGCTTTAACTACCTTGCGTACACACCTAGACGAATATATAAAACTTGCTAAAGTTAAAAGAATAACCCCACACGGTTTTAGGCATTCTCACGTTTCCTTGCTTGTTTATTTAGGGTGCGATTTTAGAGATATAGCTGAACGTATTGGAGATACAATTACAATGGTACAAAACACTTATTATCACATGTACCCTGAAGAAAAATCTAAAGCTGTAGAACTACTAAATAATTTATAAAATTTTACGACCATTTTACGACCACGTTTTTTAAAATGTTATCAAAAAGAAAAATTACAAAATACTAAAAATCGTTTAAAATAAAGGGAAAATAAAAATTATAAAACTTTAATAAAGTGCATTAATAATTCTGGTCAGTTGCTCCATTTGAAATAAAACCTTGATTTTTCAAGGTTTTTTTAATACCTAAAATAGTTTACGACCATTTTACGACCACATTTTGCTATTTTATAAAAAAGAAGTAAGGATTTCCTTACTTCATTTGTATAGCGTCTATTTCTAGTCCATAAATACCAGCGTAACCCTCATCTGTTCCATCTGCTTTACGAACCCACGGTAGCCAACTGCCATTTTTTATATGTACTCTATATTCTACATATCCTTTAGTAGACCATATTTTAACTCCGTCTATTCTTCTTCCAAATATTCCTGAATAAGAATTACCAATTTTAGAATTTTTAGAATAGTTGTCTGATGATATAGTTCCAAGCCAACCACTACCCATTAAATGAGTTTGCATATAGATTGTTCCATATTTTGGTTTAGCTCTAAAACCACCTAAGCCATTACCAAGATTACCTGCATAGTCTCTATCATTGATAACCTCAGGAAGCCAACACTTTTTAGCATTGTCATATGATTGATATATTATGTCTCCTGTCATGTCAGGAACATTGATTGTTGAAGCTGGGGCTTGTCCTAATTCAGCTCTTACCATATTTAAAAATCTATTCCAGCCCATATCTAAGGTTCTATGAGGACAATATTTGTTTGCGTAGTCTTGGTGCTTGGTTACTTTATCTATTCCCCAGCCTCTTTCTTTTAGAAGCTGTGCTATTAGCTTACATGCGTTTTTTTCGGCTTGTAAAAATCTTTCTCCACCTGATTTAGAATAACATATTTCTATCGATATACCCTCACGGTTTCCTTTTCCGTTTCCGTCTCCAGCGTTCCATGTATTTCTATCTAACGGAATGCCTTGTACGACTTCTTTATCATCTACTGCAAAATGGAATGATGTTTGATAATTGTTACTTATCATGTAAGATATTTCGTTGTTTGCACTAGCGTCATTGTAAGTATTATGTACTACTAGTCTTGTTGGATTCATTTTATAAGGACATTTTATATCATATTTGCTAGGATCTACTAGCTTTTGTCTTATATTCATATTACCCCTCCATTAACTCTACAATTATTGTTTTAACTGCTGAAATACCTCCAGCAAGTCCACCTATTAAAGTGGCTTTTAATTCTTCCTTTGTAAAACCTGTGATTATCATTGTACTAAGGAAGCCCTGGACGAATGTCCACAAGGCTCTTTCTAGTACATTTTTCCAATTAATTTTTTTCATGTTTCTCCTCCAGCATTCTTATCCTTGTTTCATGATTTTCCTGTTTGAGTGCCATTGAATTTACTTTATCGCTTAATTTATCTACTTCCACTAAAATACTATTATTTGTACTGCATACTTGGTCTAGTTTCATATTAGCTTTTATTATTCCCTCTTTTAAAGAATAATCGTCTTTTTGGTCTGCTTTATTATCACGTTTTATTGTTAAAAATAAGTTGATTATAACCCCTAGTGTTGACACTAATGAAAATATAAAAGCTATTGTTACTGTTGTATCTTGTTTCACTGTGTTACCTCCCACACATTCTTCAAAGCCTCTATATCTAAATACATCTGCTCGTTTCCGTCTTCGTATGTTGTTGTTATGTTTGTTGTTCCGTTGTATGAATGTGCGTTGTTGTAGATGTCGTTTAGTTGTGAAATTAGAGTTGTGTCGGTTATTGGGGTGTCGGTGTATTGAGCTTTTAAATAATATACTGTTACATTGTTTTCTGATAGCCACGTTTTCCAAGCATCTAAACTTGAAATATCTGTGTATCTAAATTTTAATATTGTAGGTCTTAAGGTTGTTCCAGGTGCTACCAGACTGTTATAGTTATTCCAATTTGAATTATATGTAACTCTTTTAAACTTATCTACTAGAACATTTGGTAGTTCATCATTTGATATTGTGATTAATGAATTTGGAATATTTAGTGTATAAGGAGCACCACTGCTATCAACCGTCCAATTCTCACTACCATCCAAAACAACCTTACCAATATGTTCACGTTTATACCACATACCAACTTGTCCGTATGGGAAGTATGGTTTTACTTCTGAGCCTTCGGTAATTTGAAAATTATCTATTATTTCTTGTATAGTATATCCGTTATCTATATCGGTGTTTGAAGTAATTTCAATCGCCAAATAATTAGCATTACTAGAAGTTGTATATATCGTTTCCGAATAATTGCCATATATATAATTATTTAACTGTGTCCCGTAAGTTGGAACTTCTTCACTATCTCCAATATAAATTAATGGATGTCCCACAAATTTTTTTATTGCGTATTTTGTATTTGGTTTGCATTTTATAAAAATAGTTCTAAAATTTGTATTATCTGGCTGTTTCTTAGCAACTTTTCCAGTGCTCTGACCAATATATGTATATAGAAAATTGTCTGTATTATTCTTATCAAACAAGTTATAACTGACATCACTACTACCTATTATTGCATCTCTAATAGTTCCGTCTGGTGATGAGTTTAGTTCTATATTGCCTAGTGATATTGGATATGTTTGTGTTTCCGTATTATCAGAATTTGATATTTTTAAAACGTTCTCCCCAGTAACACTCTTTACTGGGAATGGATAACTTGGATTAGGTGCTGGTCCGTCTGTGTAGGGTTCGTAGGTATCATCAGTTATACTTTTTAATCTTATCATCGGCTTAAAAATCACATTATTTAATGTCTTTCCATTTTTTACATTAATATATACTCTAATCATTTTTGAAGAAGGTATTGTTACCCCACTTCCATCATTATCAGCTATATAAGTTGTTGAATCATTTTCTCTAATACAAGCACCCATAATTCTATAAGTAGTGTTAGAGGCAGTATTTGGAGAACCAGACAATATATATGAGGTGTTTAAATCTAAAGGAACATCCGATGCTATATTAAAGCCAATATCAGATGTTGAAGTACCATTCAATGTATATGTTCCATCACTATTTTTTGTAAATGTTATCCCGTTTCTAGTTGTAGTATCAGTAATACTATTTAATAAATTTTTTCCAGTAGTGCTTTCCTGACTACTAACCCCCTGTGGTGTAATAGCCATTTTACCCTCTACTACACCGTTTAATAATAAATCAGTACCGTTGTCACTTACTTTAGGGTATTCTTCAAATAAGTCCACATCTCCATTTATAGCACCTAATATTTTGTCATTTAACACGTTTGCATAGCTTCTGAACGTACTTTCATCAGTCAAGCCTGCTCCTGTGGTATTTATTACTGTTTTTAAATTCTGCTTGGTAGTGTTTAAATAGGTTAGTTTTTCTGCTGTTGTTCCCATTAATTACACCCCCTTATCATATAATTTCTCCATTAATTGTATCTAGTGCTGTGTTTATATTTCCGATAAGTCCGTCTACATATGTTTTAGTTGTATAATCACTATCATTTGTTAAATCACTTGTCTTTGTTGGGATAAGGCTATTTACTTCTTGTTTAGTATAATAATCTGTTAAATCAGGAGTATCTCCCTTTTCTCCCTGTGGACCTTGCGGACCTTCTGGACCCTGCTCTCCTTGTGGGCCTTGCTCTCCCTGAGGTCCTTGAGGCCCTTGTGGACCTGTTGCTCCGGTATCTCCTTTATCGCCTTTAAAATAGCCACTTTCTACTTTTTCTTCTAAATCATCAGCTAGAGCATTCATCTCATTTAATTCATTGTTTACTCTACTCTCTAATTGTTCGTACTCTGTAGGTGTTCCACCCTCACTATTTTGAGCGTCTTTTACATAAGAACCGTCAAACACATGAATTATATCTGGACTAGGTGAATATCTTAATACTAATTCATCGTTGTTTGTTTCATAAGCATATACACCTATTTTAAGCACACCCTCTTCTAGTACTTCAATAGGAATATTACATTCATTATTGACGATTGTTTCTAAATATGATGTACCGTCATTTAATGTAAATACTGCTTTTTGTACTAGACCGTTGTATTCTTCGTCAAAATCAAATTGACATTTATGTATGTTATATTCTCCGTCATTAAGAATATCTTTATTTATTTTTACTTCATTTTGTGTTACTTTTATTTGCATTGAAACACCTCCTTTATTTCCATTTGCCAATTGTTATATAACTTAAAACAATATCTTTTGCTGTTGAGCCTGAAACTATATAATTACCTGCGATTAATCTAATTGTGTTTTCAGAGGTTGCTCCTCCACGACATATCACATTAGCCCATGATGCTCCTCCTGATGTTATTGAAGTTAAAACAATAAAATTATTATCTTTATAGCTTTCAGGTAAAGTAATATTTCCTGAATATTCACTGCCATAAGGTATTTCTGCAGCATTTGACTTTCCATAACAAATTAATGTGCCATCAGCTAATTTAAGGTAGCCTGTACCATTTGTTATTAAGTTTGTTAATTTTTGATAGTTTTCATTAACAACTTGTTTTATTTCATTCATATCAGCATGAGTAACTTTGTTTATATCTGGTATGTTTGGATTATCATTAATTTTTACTTTGTTTTCATAAGCTATTTGAGCCATAATCTACCTCCTTACTGTACTTCTACGCCTTGTAGAATATTGTAGGTTTTTCCTACTTCTAAAGTTAAATTATCTATGGTTTGATAACTTGTTAATTCATCATTGCTGATTATTTCTAAATTGTTTATTGCTTTACTTACATAAAGAATAAAATTATATTGATATACTGTAGCTGTTAAAGCTCCAATTTGCACGTTTGGATTTAATTTTATTATCATGTTCGTTCCATCAGTGTAATTTATTCTTACTTTAGTTGCTTTTACATCATCATAATTATTATTTTGTGTAGTACTTCCATTTAACCTAGCTGCAGCTGTTGGATTTAATATTCTATTATTTGGGTCATTATCATTTCTTATTGATATACTATTAGCAAAATTTATATTTACGGTTTCATATATATTTTTAGTTATATCTGTTTCGCCTTCTGTTAATGGTAAATTTGTTTCACTAATTAGCTTATTTAAGCTTATTGTAACGTCATTTAACATTGTATTAGGTACTTGTACTGTTGACGTAGTTGTAGCCCCTAAAACGGTCTTATTATATAAATTTCGAGCAAATATTATATTATCATCAGTATCATAAAGAATACTGCTATTAGGAATAAGACAATTAGTATCTTCATAGGGTGTTCCGTTGTAGTTATTAAAATTAAAAACTTGTTTAACTTGCAATATTTGATTGTTAAAGATAAATCCTATTTCATTCAAATTAAATGTATTATTTGTATAAAAGGATGAAATGATACTACTTAAATTTTCATTTTCATAATTTAATAATTCATATACATTATTTTTAAATATTTGTTTTAAAAATAACTCTTGCTTTATAATAATAAAGTTATTATTTTCAGTACCATACTCGTCAACTATGTCATAATAATAAAACTGTTCATTTAAAATAAAAGGTGTGTATGAATGAGTAATATTAGCTGGAATACTTGTATTTTCATAACTCTCAAGGATTATATAATTTTCACTTAATAAATTTATTTTAACTAAATAATATGTATCAGGTAAACTTTCTGTTGTGGCTGTTGCGAAAACAACATCATTATATAATCTAGAACATGAAATAATTTGTCCTGTGTTTTTACATTCGGTAGGTAATGAAATAATCTTGTCAACCACTGTGTTTTTTTGTTGGTCTGTTTCTTGTTGTTTTAAAACTACCAAACCGCACGAGTTATTATTAGTATCTATATTTTTGCTATAATCTGTAAAAATGGTAAAGCTTAAGGAGTCGCCATCCCATATAGGATAAGATTTTTCATATCCATTAAATCTTACTTGTAGAGAGCCATTATAAGAATAAAAATTCCATTCGTTAGTTCCTCCAACAACATTAACAAACTCTAATGCTCCTATATCTACCTGATTATATTGATTATCAAAAACAGAATATGTCATAAAATATTTTGCTTGTTCTTCATTTTTAATAAATTGATGTGGAAAAACTAAAAAATTATTATATTTAGGAATTATAAAAGTTGATAGTTGTGTTATTTCAAAGTTTGCCAAAGTGAAATCGTTTAAAATGCATATTCTTCTGTTTGAAACAATCCCATTTTTGTATACCACATCTATTCCGTATATTTTTCCAGTGCCTTTATCATTTTCATCAATTGATATTAAATTATTAAGGGGTGTTCCACTTTTATATGAGTCAATATATTGAATAGGATTATAATTTTTGTCTAAAACAACAATATATGATTTTATAAATTGACTATTATCGAAATGAGAACACCATAAAATTATATAATCATTTCTTGTAAACAAACTTGAAATTGTTAAATAATTTTTATCATATTCAGGGTAATTTTCCTTTACAAAATTTAATATATTATTTTGAATAATTTTAAAGGAACTAATATGTGGATTATCTAGTCCCTCTTCAGGCTCTATATTACCAGTCATATATTTAATTAGTTTTTCTTTATAATCTTCTGTCATATATTACCTCCTACTGTATAAATGGATTATCTAACGTACTATCTAGTACATTATCTCCAGTTACAGTTATTTCCGTTGCACTTGCATTACTAAATATTATTAGTGCTTGGTTTTCTAAGTCTACGTTACGTGTTATAAAGTCGCCTTGTGAAATATTTCCAGCATTTTTACTACGTTGATTATCAAAATAATTTATTGCATTTTCACTATTGAATGAGCTAACAAGTGTATATGTATAAAATACTTTATTATTTAGTGGTAAAATTAATGTTTTCTTTGACTTAACCATATAATCTGTGTCTAACTCATTAAGTGGTGCGTCAAAATAAACTGTCTGTCCTACATTCCATATATTTTGTGTAGTCTTTACAATTAGATTAATTTCAGGATTTCCTTTATATTTCAAATATGACTGTCCTATTTTGACAAGTTCATCACTACTTGTTACGTCATTTCTATTCTCATATCTAGCAAAAACGCCTTTACGTTCTGTTTGCCTTGCTACTCTAGTAACCTCATCATAGTTGTAAACAACTTGTCTACCTTGTACTAAAGGAATATAAGTTACGTTTATTTGAGTTCCTGCTGTATAAAGTGAATCTGATTCAAGTTCATTACTACCATTTGAATAATAAAAGTCAGCAGATACACCATAGTCTTGATTTTCTTTTAATGTAAATGTAGCTTCAACCCCATTTACTGTTATTCTTGACATAACACCTATGTTAGAACTCAATAAAAAGTTTGTATTATATCCGTCAGCTATTATTGTTTCTGTATAAGTGATATCTGCGTATACTTCATCTGATAACATTACTTGTTTGTTTCTATAATCGCGTGTTCCATAATTAAATGAAATATCTTCAATATCATGGTCTTCAAACCATTCGTTTGTATATTCTATATTAGTACCTTGTGGCATTAAAGAAGGATCATAGAAATCTACTGCTACAGTATGTTCATCTATCATACGTGTAGTCCATCTTGAGCCTGTTATGTTAGCTAGGTAATTAAATACGTCATATGCCGTTTTATCTTGTGTAGAATAAGCTCCTATTACGTCATCAGCACCTAGTATATTTATGTTACCAAGTACAAATCCATAAGGAGCTACCGTGTCAATTATCATTTGTATAGCCTGTGTAACAGTTTTTTCACTTATAACAAAGTCTAGTGTATCTCCTGTACTTAAGAAGTCTTTAAAATCTAATACTTCCACAGAACAATAATGTGGGTATCTAGGGTTAAGTGATATATTTCCTGTATTCTTAACCATACCAGCAAATATTAAATTTCCATCTTGCAAAATCTTACACATTGAAAAATCTTTAGGATAATAAAAGTTATTTACGTAGTCATGTGTAAGCTCCCATGATTTAGGGTATACATTATCGAGGATAATTGAAGAAGTAGTAAGCATTTCTTCGTTTATTTCTAAATTTTTGTCGCATACTACCTCTTCGTTGTTAATAAATATTTGTATCACTAACTTACCCCCATTCCATAGTTATAGTCGTTTTTAGCACCACCTGAGAATGTTTTTATATCGTTTACCATTCTTCCTAGTGGGTCTTGTGTTTGATTTACATTAACTGTTGTATTTACTGATGGGCTATAATGTAAAGCACTTGAATTAGCAAGTTGTGGACTTACACTAAATGTTTCAGCAATTTGTCCTTGTACTGTTTTTGTCATTTTATCAAGTTCTTCTGTATAACCAAGTACTGAAAATTTACCAATCATAGCAAACTCTGTTGACGGAGAATGAATTCCAAGAACGTTTTTAATAGAATTTAGTATAGCTTTACCCATACCTTTAACTTTATTGATAACCCAGTCTTTTAATCCAGCTATTCCATTCCATAATCCCAGAGCTATATTTTTTCCAACACTCATCATCTTACCTGGTATACTTGTAAACACATTCACAATACCTTGAGCGAATGAAACTAGCTTACCTGGTATTGATTTAAAGAAACCTACTACTGCATTTACAAAGCCATTAACAAAGTTTCTAAAACCCTCACATTTGTCATAAAGTAGTTTAAATGCTCCTGCGAATGGATTTACTAAGAATAATAATAATGCTTGCCAGTTATTAGATACAAACTTTATAATTCCAGTAAATAAGCCTTTTATCCATTCCCATGCACCTACAACTACTTCTACTATACCGTTCCATAAATCAATCCAAAATTTTCTAAAGCCCTCACAGTTATTCCATAAATACATAAAACCAGCTACTAAAGCCACTATAGCTGCTATAATTAAAACAATAGGATTAGCAAGCATAACAGCATTCAAAACACTAATAGCAGTAGTTATCCCTTTTACAATTGATATTATTTTCATAATCATTGAAAAAGTTCCAATAAAAGCAACAAGCGGGATTATAATAGCTTCCAACCAAGTTTTATTTTCATTTATCCATTTTGCTAAATTTACTAAAAAACCAGTAGTTTTAACAATATAAGGAGCTAAGCCTTTTAAAGTATCTCTTACTGTATTTCCTATGGTTTCAAATACTTTGGCAATACCACCTAGTTTAGCGTCTTTTAAGCCTTTATCAACACTTTCTATCATTGCAGTTACACCTTGTGTAATACGTGAATTCATGTTTGTAATAGCAGTTCTGACACCACCTGTAGAGTTTCTTGCTTGTTCTTCAAAATTTTGAAAGCCAGGAAGACCTTCACTATTTAGTTTAACAATGGTTTCCATGAATTTATCCATCGAAACATTTCCTTCTCTTAAATCTTTTCCTAAAGCGTCAGCATCTACATAACCCATAGCTGTAGCAACCTGCTTTAATTGAGCAGGCATAGCAGTCATTAAAGTACGCCATTCCATCATATCAGGTTTACCTTTAGCATATGCTTGTGATAATTGTTCCAAAGCAGACGATTGTATTTGTGCAGGTGCGCCACCAGCAAGAATAGCATTATTCATAGCTAAGAATAAGTCTGTTGATTTTTTTATATCTCCATTTTTAGATGTTAGCCTTTGTACCGCCAATGCTCCTTCATCTAGCGTAGTTGGAAGTCCAACTAACGCTTCGGACATTTTGTCGATAGATTTCTGGCTTTCTTCAGTCCCAATGCCTAAATTTGACATAACTTTTGGAAAGTTTTTTAGTGTATCAAATCTATCAATAGCAGAGTCCATATTCCTTGTAACAGCACTCCAAGCAACACTAAAAGCTTTAGTTATTCCAAGCCCAGCAACCACACCTTTTGTTATAGAGCCTAAACTTGCTGTAACACCTTTCGTCTTGCTATCAAAGTCTTTTGTGTCAGCTGTAAATTTTGTTAATACTTCTGCTCCTTGCATAGATTTCCTCCTTTCTAATAAAAAGAGTGAGGTTTATCCACCCCACCTGAAAGGTATTCTAATCGGTAACTACTGTACCTTTTCCAATTATGTTGATTGTTATTCCAAATTCTCCTTCATCTTCGGCAGCTCCGCCTAAATCTGAAAGTGAGAAGCTTACTGGCACTTGATATTTTGTATATTCAAGTACAGCATTTTCAACACCAGTCAATAATTCGAATTGCATTAATTGATTATTGAACTGTGCGATTTCTCCAGTAGCAATCAACGTATGAATATCACCTAATAAGCTAGTTATTGCAGTGTTATTCATGTCTATTTTGACAGTACCTTCTATTGTCAAAGCGACACCTGTTTTTAATGCTCTTTGAATAGCGTCACAGAATACATAGAACGTTTTTTCTTCAAAGTCTGTGTTAAATGTAAGCTCTGAAGCTGTACACATTGGAGTAAACACAGGTGCTGCAGTTGTTCCAGTATTTGGAGCTAAGTTCTTTATGAAATCACGGTTATTTATAAAATATTCCATGTTCTACCTCCTTTATTAAGCCACACGATTTACAACACATCTTAAAGTCATTGTATAAGCTACTCTTCTAATATCCATATATTGAATAGTTCTAGGATTTGCTAATTGTGAAAATATTAATTGCCATTTTTGACCGTTATAGTCCACGATAACGTGTTTTCCGATTAATGAACCTATTAATACACTTGTGTCCTTTTCCGACTTAATACTGTCTCCATAAATGGAAATATTGTAATAATTGAATAAAGGATTTACATCACCATAGAATACTATCTTTTCTCCACTCTCTTCTTGAACGACAATAACGTTCAAATCATTATCGTTAGTAGAATACTCAGCTTTGAAAATGTATTCATCAGTCAATGTCTGTAAGTAATTAATAAGTACAAGATTTTTATTTAAAATATCCTCTTGTGTCAAATTCTATGTCCTTTCTTTGCACTTTCTACAGCTCTTGACATGATGAGTTCTTTATCATTTTTAAACTCCGTCATATACCACTGTGCATATGTTTCAGGATTAGTCCAGTTAGTACCATTTTGTGGGTACTTCCACACCTCTGGAGCATAATCTGCACCGTCAGCACCCAATCCATAAGTTCTATTACCTAAAGTTCGAACTCCCTCAGCCATTGCAGCTCTATTAAGATCTCCTGATAAGTAAGGAAAGTGTCCTTTAGAATTAGTTAAATCAAGCGTGATTCTTGCAGCATTAAATACTACATCGTCAATATACTGATTTAACTCTTTAACAGGTAGTTCTTTAGGTATTTCGACTTTAACATTAATCATTTAACAGCCACCGTGTAATTGACAATTTTGTTCCATATCCAGTTATCCTTAACGTGCAAAATAGAGTAAGTTTTTCCTCCAAAAATTAGTTGGTCTCCCTCTCTAACGTCTACACACCTTTTAAGTATGTAATAGCCTGTTGCCTCTGGTACGGTATACATACCAAATTTAACTGTTTGGTCTACGTTATAAGGACAAGCAACTATTTTTTGTTTTTGCTTATCTTGGTCATCATAATAAGTACTTTTGTTCCTATTATTTTTAATCAAGATAGCAGGCATTCCATTAACATTAAACATTAATTATCGAATGGTAAACTTAATCCCATATTTTGACTTATTGGATTACCTCTGAACATGTATCCAGCATTAGCAAGCATTCTTAAAGCTAAAGTAGAATAATCAGTATATAACTCATTTTCCATATCTCCAGCTTTAACCCTTCCTTTATAATCAATAAGTGGAATATCATACTCATACATGAACCTTAATTGTTCCATAGAAGCATTTTTAATAGCAGTAGGAACGGTATCGCTTGTCCAATTAGGATTACGATACCTAAGCCCTACTTGACTATATATCATTTGGCTTACTGCCTCTATTTTCCATAAATCTACTTGTGGAATTGATATTTGATATTTATTTGTAAATTCGTTTTCAGTAAAGAAAGTCATATTATGACCTCCTTTCTAATTAGACTAATCTGAATATTGCTTTGTCTTCAACAACTTTAGCACCGAATAAGATATTACCTTCGAAGATAAAGTATCCAGGCCATCCTTGTGGACTAACGTGTTGAACGAATGCATCGAAGAATGCGTCACCTACTACTGCCATTGGATTAAAGAAATATCCTTTAATAGTTTTTGGAGTTTCACCAGTAGTTTGTCCAAGTACTGCGTCATTAATAGCAAATGCGTCTACACCATAAGCTCTAGCGATTTGACCTCTATCTACACCCTCTACACCTTGCATAGTTTCATATTTTAAAACTGATGTTAAAGCTGCAACATATTTACCATATTCTGTAGCTGAAAGACCCATTCTATAAGTGTCATATACATCAGCATTGAATAAATCTGCACTTAAAGATGTAAGTAAAGCAACATAGTCATCATTTGTAGCTGGTGCCCAAGTTTTCTCTACGATATTAGTGTCAGCTGCTAATTTACCAAATCCGTAAGTGTCGATTTGTTTAGCTACTGCTGAGTCTTTCTTTTGTAAAGCTGAATCTAAAGCGTTAGCTATTCCTGAACCTGTAACTAAAATTGGAATTCTGATTGAATAATCCATAGCAAGCTCAGTTAAGTCAACTTTAACTGAGTCATAACCCATTAATGACGGAGTTAATTGAGCTTGAAGTTCTTTAGTGTTACGTACATTTACAGTAACGTCTTTTGATTTAAGAACTTCGATCATTGGAACTCCTGCGTTTCTAAGTTCCCCAATATAAGCATCGTTTAGCATTTTGTAGAATGTAGAACGATACATTAAATTCATATAAATTCTCTTGACTGTTCCTTGTAAGTCAAGTCCTACTTCTGTAAAATTCATTTACATAACCTCCTTATTTATGCATTAAATCCTTAATGCTAGTATTTCTTGTTATTTTTATTTCATGATTTTGTTTTTGCTCGGTATTAAAATTACCTTCATTTGGAACATCTGCTACTTGCTGTTTAGGAAAGTAAGTCGCTCCAAATTTTTCTTTAATCATACCTATAGCTTTCGAGTCGTCTTGTTCTTCAGCGTATAGAGTACTTCTTAGTTTAGCTACTTCGTCAAACTGTTCTTTACCAAAACCTTGACTAAGCATTTCAACTTGTAATTTTAAACCACCGTTTGATTTAGAAATTTCAACGTTTTTCTCTTGTAAGTCGTTATATGTTTTTTCTAGATTGTTATATTTTGTTTCTAGTTCCGTATATTTTGAAGTGCTTTCTTTTAATGCTTCATTTTTAGCATTGTCGACTTCTTCTGATAAAACATATCCTTTCCTAATATCTTTTTCGAGTTTTTCAACGTTAATATCGTCATTGGATAACTCGATATCCTTGTTTTTTAGATATTTTGTAATATCCATTTTTTCTCCTCCTAATCTAGAATTTTTGAGAGAAGTGCAATTTTGGTATACCTTATTGAAAGTTTATAGACATTCCAAGTCTGGTCTTTATTTACCTTTTAATAGCAGTTATCTGCTTTTTAAGACTGTTAGTAGGTAATTCTGTCTTTATACCTCTGATAGTCTTGTTAATAGCGTTAATACGCTGTCTATTTTTATCAGCTAAAGCTTCGTTTCCGACTTCTTTAGCTATCTTCATATCAGTGCGTAGTTTACTTTTTTCAAGTGTTAAACTATTTACTTTTTGCCTTAAATCGTACATTGTTTCAACTTCATCTGTGTTATATACTCGGTTTCTCACTTGTGAACTATCCCAATATATTGATAAAGTACATTTACAGTTTGGATGAAGTATATCGCCCTCTTGTTCTACTGCTTCTACCCCTATTATGTTTTCTACCTCAAACCTTGAAAGAGGTCTGTTTTGAAATTGAAAACAATGGGGACAACTAAACGGATGATATGGAATAATAAAGTAATCATTTCCTACTCTTTCGCTATCTGACATTGTTTGATTCCACCCTGCACGTGTAAGATTGACATTATGTACCATTGATAAGTAAGTAGCTAGTTGTACTTGTCTTAAAGGTTGTCCACTTTTATTAAAGTAAGTGACAACTTGATTTATATTTTTGTCATATCTATCAAGTGTTTTTTGAAGATATGTTTCACTATCTAAATCTCTGATTGAGTCTTTAGAACGTTTGTAAACTCTGTTTACATTCTGTTCAAACTTTCTTTCAAATCTTCGGAAGTATTCTTCAGGAGTAAGTTTAAAATACTCATCTCCCATTACCCAATCTTCTGTTTCTTTGTATATTCCTTCTAATCTTCCAATATTGATAGCCTCATCAACATTATTGGAATGTACCATCATCATTAATTTTTCTATTTGGTTATCCATAAATTTGTGGTTTACGTTTCCCCAAATCTTATGGAGTTCATTTTGAAAGTAACTATTAGAACGTTTCTCTCTTAGACATCTAAAGAAAAGTTCTTTTGTTTTGTTTTGTTTATTTATGTAAAACACATTAGTTAGAAAAACTTGTTTTGCTATGAATTCACTAGAGTTCTTCATATTCTAATTGAGTTTGCCTTTCTTCTTCTCTAAATGCTTTGACAAGGCTTTCTTCGTCTGTAGGCTCATCTATTAATTTGTTTAGTATTGGAGTAATAATCTTTGCTTTAAATGAATATGGAACTGCAGAAGTGCTTTGAATTTTTTTCAAAACATCTAGTTTTTTCATATCGTCAAATCTTTCGTTAGCTCCATAATCCCAGTCAAGTTCTACTGGTATTTCGTTTTCTGTTATTCCTTGACTCTGTTGAAGCTTGACAATATTTTCTATTAACTTATTTATTTGTGGTTCTAACTGCTTTTTAATAGCCTCTATTGTCATCTCAGTTATGTTTGCATTTAAGTCTATACTAGCAACATTTTGGTAAGCGTCTTTCTCATAACCAAATGTAGCAGGACTTAAATTAGCCATTTGTATAATCTGATAATCATAAAATTTGAAACTTTCAACATAAGAATTATGCCTTATATCACCTTGTAAAAATTCAAACATCTGATGTTCTTTGTCTCCAGGTAGTAATGTAAAGTAGTCTTGTAAATGGTTTACTTCGATTGTCTTTACATCATACATATTTGAAGATGGCTGCCATGATCCTGCAATGTCTCCTGATTGATAGTGCTGTGTAGTAACAATTCTTGTTTTGGTTTTTTCTATTTCTTCAGCAAACGTATTTAAAATAATCATTTCTTGATTAATTAGCTTTTCACTATCTTTAAAGAATTCTTGACCTGTGTCTATATTTACAATAGGCTCATAAGGTAAATTGTATATACGTTTATAGTTATTACCTGTTATACTGTTAAATTTGCTTAATGGTATTTCTAGCCACTCATTTTGTCTTTTTTCTTTTTGATAAGCTTTAAATGTTATAACAGATGTTCCATCGCTGTTTATTTGAATGTGTCTATTAAGCGAATAGTCAGCCTCTTCCCCCTCGAAGTCTTGAATAATATCACAACTAATAATCTTGTCATATTTTTGTACTAGATTATGTAATTGACATTTGTGTAAACATTCTAAATAAACTTTGTTATCAAACTTATGTATATATATAAAACTTTCTTTATCGTATATAGCTTCTTCTAAAGACCTACCTAATGTAGGCATTAACCAGTTTATGCTTAACCCCTCTGTCTGAGTTACTAAGTCACTACCAAATAATTGATTACGTATATATGTAGCTATTTTCTTTGCTGATGGAGCAACAATATATCTGTCTTCTTCTCTTATGTTTGGCACTCCGTTAGTTTTTCCTGGATAAGTTACTTTAACTTTTATTTTTATATATGGTGTTTGTAAAAAATTACTTTCTCTAATTTTTCCGTCCATTAAATATCAACTCCTTTTTCAAACGTTGTACCCCAGTATGTTTTTTTACGTTTTTCATCCGTTTTAAGGAGTTTTATTGGTTTAACCATTAAACCTACATTATTACCTCCGAATAATGGTTTATGACCTATTACACGTATAAATACAGTATCTATTTCATTTACATCGTTTATTTTTACTTTTCCGATTAATATTCCGTTATAAAATAAGTACATAGTCCATTTACGATTATTCCATTTGTTAATTAACTTTTTAAACATAAAAAAGGCACACACCCTTTCCGAGTATGTGCCTTCGATTGCGACATATAGTCCAACCCATATTGCACTTCAATATCTAGAACAATTATACCACAGAACGTTAGTTCTTGTCAATGTTTTTTTCAAACAAATAATGATTTTCGTATATTTCATACATTTCTATTTCATGGCAGCTCCTACATGGTATAGTTAGTTTAAGTGGTATCTGTTGACTTACACCTAGTTTTTCTAGGTTCTTAAGATATTCTTCTATATTGATTTCACATAGGAAACGTTTTGTTTTCTTACATTTTATTTTCATAACCCCTCCTATACCATTGGAGACCTATTACTTGATTTAAATACTTCCAAAACATAGCGTAAAGCGTCTATAGAATGATCTTTTTCTTTAACATAGCAGTTTATACCCTCACGTTCAGAACGTAGCTTATCGTATCTATAACCCTCTAATTCGAGTAGTCCTTCGTCTTTTCCACTTTCTTCATAATGACCGTCATTTGTAAAATAACGTATACTAGGCTGTTCTAATACATACAAATATCCTTTATAGAATAATGACTGTACATATTGAACGCCATTATCAACACTTCCTGGGCCTTTTTTAGATGTAGTATGCCTAATACCGTCTACAGTTAATCTATTATCAAAATGTGAAGCTTCTGAATCTATAACAAACTCAGTTATAGGTATATTAGGATATTTGTCTTTCATATAAGCTAAGAACATTCTAAACTGTAGTGAATAATACTCTGTTGTCGGTGTATCGTTTTCTATTTCAGGATCATGGTAGTATATTCCAAGTCTTATAATTACCCATCGTCTTGTCGGCTGATGGAAAGCTAGTGCTATCGGTACAAACGTTGTAGGGTTTACACTACCATAGTCACAGCCTATACCTATTTCACGTATTACAAAGCCCTCTAATGAGTTTAATTTATTTATTTGATTAAATACTCTACCTTCTGCAATAACCCATTTATTAAATACTTTTTGGTCTCTGAGTGAACCTTTTGGAAAACTTCTTACTGCCTCTTTAACTTTTTCTTCTGTATCTAGTACAGGGTTATCATAAGGAAAGAATGTATATTTTTTCCAATCAGTTTTACCATCTATGTACTCTAATTTATACGGATGATTTTCATTACCCTCTACGTTAAAACTATCTATTCGTTTATAGTAAGGATGTCCTGCATAACTCATCATACGTCCTGGTATTTCGTTAAAGCTTTCTCTTAACTGTGACTGAGTGTATATTCTTGCTGCTTCATCTACCCAACAGAATATTAAAGGCTTACCTAGTATACGGTTAAATGATAGCTTAGTGTTAAAACCAAAGAAGTAAAATCTCATATTATATATTTCTAAATATTTATCTTGTTGTCCATACTTTAATACATACTGTTTTCCATTTTTAAATTTATATTCTTTTTCTAGTATACCAACCAAATTATCTACTATATTTGACTTGACTGTATCTGTTGTCCAGCCAATAATTGCACCACTATATTCTCTCGGTATGTATAAAGGATTTTCACGTTGTTTTTTCTCATATTGGTTTAACAAGTCTGCATATTCTATTATTGCACCGCATATATCATAAGTCTTACCACTCTGTGTAGAACCTAGTACACTTATATTAGGTACATTTTCGCTAATTATATCATTCCTTAGTTTCTGTTGTTTCTTCGAGCGTATCATTTTCTTTCTCCTCGATTTCTTTGATACGTTTTTTATTTTTCTTTATCTTTTTAGTTGTTTCTTGTTGGCAGTTATTAGAACTAATATCTTCTAATACTAACTCATCATTTTCTAATTGTAGTTTTTCTTTTTCTGACACTATTCTTCCGTTTGAGTTTTTAATTAAATAGTTCTGTCCTTTTTTTATAAATTCCATATTTACACCTCTTTCTATAAATTGTAATAATGAATAGTTGTTTCTTTCGTTTAATGTTTCAAAATTAATCTTCTTA